ATAGCCCGGCTGCGGAGTATATCGTTGATCTAACACCAACTAACTTAGATAACATTGCGCTACCGATTTTCAGAACTTGGCTCGATAAGTTTTTAAAAGACCTGGGCCTCGTTGATAAGTCGATAACCGATATAAACGAAGTTGTTACAACCGCCGGGGCAACTATTGCTCAAATGGAACTTGATGCTTCAAAGACAGGTACATTAACAACGATAGCTGCTGCCGTTAATCAAAAGGTAGCAGAGTTGAACGGTAAAACAATATCTATGCAGGATGCTATAAGCACAACACCTGTAGCCTATGCTAATCAGGATTTGATTAGCTAAATAATTAAATAGGTGTCATTACAAACCATCGGAGGGAACATGCGAAACTCGTCCGAGCCTGTTTATTAAAGATTTAAACTTCTGCTCTCATTACGATTTCAGTCGGTATTTGATAGAGGGATAATACGAACTCATTTCTGCGGATATGCTGTATTATTTGTAGCTGAAACTACAACAGAAGTTTATTTACCCCCGTTCAGAAATGTTCGGGGTTTTTTATTTTACCCTGTAATAAGTAAATAAATGCCTATTAGCCGTATCGCAATTAGGTATTGAATATTTTTCGTGCTTACCCAAATACCATATTTCCTTATCACAATAAGCCGGGATAACAATTTTATCAATGCCCATATTCCCAGCTATACCATGCCATCCTACCCATATCTTTACAGGTACATTCAGGCCCCGTATATAATCTTCTAAAGCCAACCATGTTAAGCGGTTGCAATTAGGCGTTTGCGGGTAAATGTTATGTTGATCGAATGAGTTGTACTCGTCAACCTTGTTACCGTTTTCATCCGAAGCATTGCACAAATGACCTTGATCGTAGCCACTGCCTTTATAATCTCTATCTTCATTTAGCATACCATTGCTAACATGGAACGTAGCGGCCCTACCAGCGACTTTCTTATGCGGAATGGCAACATATACCACACTATCCGGTATCTTCGTTGTGGCGTTCCAATATGATGTGTAACCAGGGTATTTAACTACCACTTGTTGCGCCACCGCCGGGCACCCGCTCAACAAACCTAACACAGCGAAGCCCAATAATATCGCCCACCACGAAATGGTATGCCTTTTATAATGTTCCATTTTTATATTTTAAATAAGTTAAAAACCCGGCATGGTTAAAATATCTGTAAAACCAAGCATCTGTTTTTCTGTACTTCATATTAAACTCCAAATTGATAAGCTAAAAACCAACCGATAATGAAGCCTATTAATAAGGCCATTATGGTATAGAATACAGGTGATGGTATGCGGTTCATTTATTATCTACTTTAATCCCAAAAAAGTCCTCCGCCTTTTGCAATATCAGGACAATTACCAATATGTATTCGCCACATATCCGTTTACCCTCAGGTGGTATTTCTGATATGCCATTAAGCACCACCCCGGCCACCACCGTAAAGAATGTAACCATTTTAAAAATAGCTTTAACTTTTTCAGGGGTTGGCAGGGTTAAGCCCTCTAAACTGATTACTGTTTTAGTGTCCGATTCGTCGGCAACTACCGGTTGTTGGGTAATTACTGGTTGGTTGGTTTCGTCTGCCATTATCCTACTATGATTTCTAATCGTTTCATAATCAAATCTAAACATATTCCCGTAAAAAACAAATAGCCATCCCTTGCGGACAGCTATTTACCTAAACCTAAATACATCTTATGAAAAACACCATGCAACCTATCTTACGATACTCCCGCACAAATGTGTGGGATTTCAGCTGCATCCGCGCTTAGGCAAATATACACCCACCACTTGACAATTGCAAATGGTTAAACCTCTTGAATAAATTTTACATTCTTAGAAACCTCAATCCATTTAAATTTATGTGGGTTGTGGTAAATATATTGACGGGATATTCCTTTATCCCTTGCATAGTCATTTACAAGTTTCCATCCCCATTGTACGGGGTTAACTTCAAATTCATAATGTCCGCCCCTGCGAGATTGTACCCAGCATCCCAGCCAAAATATTTTACTCATTTTATCAATTATGCGCTCATGGTCTGATAAACCGCCTGTACTTAGATGCCATTTAAGTATCCATTGTCCACCCTGCTTAACCCATTCGGTTTTACAATACTTATCCCACGCCCATTGCGCCTGTATTGATTTGATATATTCAAAAGGTAATTCCATGTACAAATATAGTAAAATTATTTTGATTTGTCCAAACCTTTACCTATCTTTGATGCGTTACCAATGGTGGTAACGGAAAAATGGGGGTGCATGGAATTGACAGGATGATTAAAGTGATTAATAACACGCAAAGGATGATACTATACTTTTAAATGTGTATCAAAAAACAAAAGACAACTTTACAGTTGGAACAAAAGAAGCTAAAGTAGTTTCTATGTTCAATCAGGTTAGAGCGGTAGCTTAATACAAACAATGGCAGTTATCCAACTGTAAAATGGATTGGTGGATTCGCTTACCTTAACCGGAATAGCCCCAATTAATACGAATAAAAGCGTGTAACAATATTATTAATTAACTGACATTACTGGACGAGGGTTCGACCCCCTCCACCTCCACAAGCCCTGTTCGGAAACGGACGGGGCATTGTTGGTATCCGGGCGTGGTGTTCGGTGAAAAATAGCGAAATATTATGAAGCGTAAAATATTATCAATAGCAAAAAGGTTTGGGTGTGAAATATCAAACTATAGAAGTTACAAGTCAGACATGGGCTATCAATGTTTTGATTTTGTAATCTTATATTGCGGGAGTAGATATAATTTTGATTACGGTTACCCCATTGGCGGGGGTGAAAATAATTTACTTAATGAGTTTTCTGAACAATTGGCGGTAATTGACAAAGAGCCTACCCGTTAAGTTTATCGCTATTCTTAGCGAGTGAAGCCCTGTTGTAGAAATACGCAGGGCTATTTTACTTTTACACTAAAAACTAAAATAACGAATAGATAGCTGGTATCGGTTATACCGAGAGCGGGTCAAGGCAGCAGTACCTGATAAGATGATATTCTTATTGCCTTTATTTCAGCCGATGTTAATTGGACAAGCATAATTCTTATTTATCATTGCCTGGTGTCGGGAATATGATAGCTATCTCAATTCAAAATGCGGCCTATCAACAATGCCATCTTTTGCCATTGTCCAGTCACCGCCCCACGTAATTGATACCCCAAGCGATGCGGCAACCTGTTTAATATGAGTTGCTATTTCAGGCAACTTTATACCGTTAAAATCTATAGCCCCGTTAACGTATGGGTATAAATCAACCGCATGGCCATACCCGTCTGCTTTAACCTGGTGATTTGACTTGTGAATAATGCCGTCTGCTTTGGTAACTATACCCCCTGGCTTAGTTCTACCTTGTGCATATAGTGCTTTTTGCATCGCAACTGTTCTAACGCCATCGGTTATGGTAAAGTCAACCGGAGTATCAATAATTGCGGTCTGCATTACCTTAACTAAGTCAGGGTGTATTCCGATAAGTGTTTTCAGTGATTGTTTGCCTAATATCATCTACTCATCCTCCTAACTTTTGTAACCGGATTGTAAGATTGTGTACGGTAGGTTGTAGGCCCGTTTTGTTGCTGCATTTGATAGCGGAAGTTCTGTATAACATTATTAATGTCCTGTCTGTGATATATAGTGTCAACCCTAATAGATAACTTTGTCACATCATCTTTAAGGGTTTTAATATCGCTACCCTGTTCATTAACCTTAATGATAACAACGTCCATTTTATCAATGATCTGCTGGCCTCCCCGTACAGCCATAATAAGACCCCCAAAACAAGGCGCAAAGAATATTCCTATTACTACCCATAGCTTTGTCCAGCTTACATGCGAAGATGAGATACCTGTCATTTCCCTATGAGTTTTTTAAGTTTTTCATTCTGTTCATCAATTATCTTATCCTGCTCTGCGATTATATCTTCTAATTCAGCAATTATCCTGCCACGTCCGAAAGTTAAATTAGCAAGCCACATTCCCGCCAACGTGCAAATTCCGGTACATATCCACCACCATACGTTACTGCTATCATTATTGTTCACGTTTTAGTTTATATATGGTTATAGAATAGAATAATATTGTTATGCCTATAAATATAGCTGTTTTTACATTATGATACCAAATCCAGTCGGGGGTGCTGAATGCACATAATATTATATAGGCCGAATGGAATATTATAAATGTACAAAGGCACAGCAACGTTGTTTTTTCAACTACCCTTAACCTGCCTGCGCAAAGCACGATTGACAATATAATCCCAACCAATAGAATACCAGGCACAGAGTGAATAAGAACGGTTGTTAATATACAACCCTTAGCATAGCTTAAATGCCACACTGCAAATAACCCGTACAAAAAGGTCAATATTAACAACCATATCTGTCTCATTCGTCTGCGGGTGGTGTTGGGTGTGTTGGATCATCAATTGGAGGCTTACCATCGTTTTCTCCATCCACTGGCGGGTCGGGCATTTTGTTGTGTTTTTTCATATTTGTTTTAATTTAAAGTTAATACCATGATGCAGATGCACTATCATAAACAAGTTGCACTAAATTTCCTGCTATAGGTGATGCAATGCCATCTACAACTGTGCCACCACTATATGTCACAGCAGTTATTGCTTGCGTGAACTTAATCAATACTCTATCACCATCTGACGGACTTGAAGGTAACGTTACTGTTAGTGTTGCTAATGTACCCGATGGGTTAATTATATTATAAAAATTATTGGTAAGAGTTACCGTACCTCCTGTAGTTGGTGTAAACTTAATCTTTGCATTTTGTACGCTCATTCGCCCAATGGCTATTGGTACACCCCCATCATAGTAACTAATTATTTGTCCATCAGCCCCCGCTGGTAGCGCAGGGATTGCTGATAATTGCCCGAAATTCACTGCATCATTGGTTGTAGTTCCTGCTGCCACATTTGTTATTTTATTGCTATTAACATCCAATCCGGTCAAGACCTTAACCTTTTGGGTTATGCCGTTAATAATTACAGCGGCTGTTTGATTACTACCTAACTCCATATCTGTTGTATTCATCGAAGCTACAAAAGAGGCGGATGCAGTTCCATTGCCAATGAATGCAACTGCTGAACTATCAATACCTAATCCTATATATCCACTTGAATTACTGATGCCACTCCATCTATACCCATTCCCGGAAGCTGAATTGCTGAATATTTTAGAATTGCCGCCCACTGTAGATACTATTTGGCCGTTAACTGACACTCCATTCAAGATTCCAACATCTGTTAACGATGAGGTGATTACCCCCGGTGCAAGTGTGCTTCCTGTAATATTAGCTCCTGCCACACTTCCTGCACTTCCTGTTGTATTTTGATTCCACGTTGGCACAGTTCCCGACAGTGAAGCATACGGTATCGTTGAAGTTGTTGTTCCATCGCCCAGTAAAAAATCATTACCTGTTGCTCCGGTTTTTATAAATGAATTAGCCTCTAACGATGAGCTAAAAATACCATTCCCAGTTACTTGAATTTTGTGGCTAAGATCATCGCTCGCAACAGTATTATTGATAATTACATTCCCATTATTACCTATGATTACCCTATTTGTATCATTAGTTGACAGATTTAAATAAGCACCGTTTTCAGCACCTATACCAAAATTATCCCCTGTTTTACTTTGCAAGTATCCAGTTCTTGTCGTACCCGCTGTATTATAAAACGTTATTGCGCCAACATCATTTTTTATCCTTATCGCCTCTGCCTGATTAGATGTTACCAAGCCTGTTAAGTCGCCACCTGATTTTTGGAGGTATCTACCATCTGCCTGTCCAAATGGTAAGGCATCTGTTGATAGAGTAGCATCGGCTACAGATGTTATTTTATTGCTGTTTAAATCAAGACCAGTCCAAAATGTTGCCTTTTGCGTGCTGCCATTTAAAGTAAGCCCTTTTAATTGGTTTGTGCCAAATACCAAATCGGTTGTCGTACTTGTTGCCATTGAGGATGAATAATTGTTTACACCCGCAATTATCGTTGGCGTAGTGCCCTCTATCCCCCATACCAGCCCTGCACCCGTATTTGTCATGGACATAAGTTGATACCCATTTGTTGCCGATGCGCTATTAAAAAGTCTTGCATCATTCCCCATAGTAGAAGTTAACATTCCTGATAAACTTCCACCTGTCAATGGCAGATACGGACCGTCCGTTATACCCAACCATGTTTTAATGCCGGGCAAACTTATTAACCTCATTTCTGCAGTTCCGGTTGTCCTTGCAAACAAGTTATCAAACCCTCCCGTATAAACTGCGCTATGGTCAAGTCTATACATATTCAACCGTTCTGAATTATAAACACCACTATCAAGGGGGTTGGTAGGGCTATCCATGTTATTATTCAATTCAAAAATCAAATGTTGTTTTTGAATATCGGTGCCGTGTAGCGTAGCCGTCCCTGCTGAACCATAAAAGAAGTTACCCCTGATATAATTATACCCGGTGAATGTACCACCTAAATATATTTGCATTGGGATGCCCAATACCCCACCTGTTATATTTACCCCCCTGCAACTTTCAATATAAATAGTGCTGTCTGTTTCAGCATACGGATATTGGCCAAAAAATGTATTTCCGACGAAGTTCATTCCTATATCTAAACCAACCAAATGAATAGCAGATACATTATTATGGTTAAATTGGCATCCAGTAACTGTTCCATGTCCTACATTCCCGGCAAGATTATACATGCTAAACCCATAGTCATTTAAAGAAAAACTTGAATTTACCATGCTTAGGTTGCCCCCTGTATTTCTGATACCCCAAGTATTATATCGACATACTGCGGTTGCAACCTTCCAATATTCTGCATCAATTTGCGCCCCTGTTCTGTTGTAGTAAAATGTACAATCGGTAATGCTTCCACCGCCAAAATATTGTGGTGCTCCACTCCATACATTATTGACCCAAATACCTTGCCCTTTAAAATTTATAATCGTGAGTCCCTTTATCTTAATATTCAATGAACTACCAACGATGTTGATACCATTTTCTGAATGTACAGTCCCATCGGCCTGGCCAGACCCTTGCAGTGTTCCGTTGCCCTGGATTGTTACATCTGTAACGTTACTGATATAAAACATATCAATAGTATCATCGGTATGATATATTGTTGAGCCGTTTAAAATAATTGTTTGTCCTGATTTTAATACCAAACGTGTAGTTACAAAAAATGAACCAACGCCTATATTAATTACGTCACCTGCTTGTGCTGCTGTGACTGCGTTTTGTAGGGCAATCCCCCTGGCAGCATCTGTGTTTGCTGTTGGTTTGAACGTGGTTATTTGTCCATTGGTGGAGAGTACAGCAGTGTAGCTGTTCCATGCGTGAATGGCTGTATAGTTTATCATTTGGCGGTACGTCGGCATCCAGCTTGATTTTCCGCTGCCAAAAGTTGCCCATAGTTGCCGGTTTGTGGTATCGGAGATATTGGTTTGAAACCATGACACCGCCTGACTTGCTGCACCTGTTGGTAGTTGATCTGCCGTTCTTTGCGCCCTCGCCCCTACCGAAGCCAGCAACATCAACCCCACACACAATAGTAAATTTTTCAATCTCATTTGATATGATTTGTCCCAAATATAAGTAAATAAAAAACAACAAAAAAGTACTAACTATTCGGGTATTTACCGGCGATTTAAAAATAGTTGGGGGAAAAGTGAAATAAAGTTTGGTAATGCCGAAATAAGTAATACCTTTGTAATACAAACAACGAGAGATTATGAAATTCAGATTTGCTTTTACATTATCAGACGGTTCACAAATGTTCCACGATGCTAAAACATTAGCGGCTTGCAACAAATGGATTAAAGGTATGGGCTGGGTTGCAACAAACGTTAGGCAACTATCTAAATATCCTGTAGTATGATAATTAGGGGGCATTACCTACGTGTTCAACAATGCTATATGTACTATATAGGTAATGACTACTTAGGTAGTTTTAAATGTTGGGATGGCGTTTGGAAAATGGATGTAAGATTAAAACAATTTGTTTATAGAGGAATAGTAACTAAATAAAAAATAATGAAATCGGGAGAATTTTTAGGCGAGTACACAATAACCCCAAATACGGTTAGTATATCTGTTGATTGCTACGGTACAGTTGATCCGGCACAGCATGAAACTTTAGAACAAGACGGTTTTGGTGAACACGCAACGGTTGAGCGGGTTGAGCATAATGGGTATGATATTACAGATTATTTGAGTGATGATGTATTGCATTGGCTGAATGAACAAGCGAACGATTTTAAAAACCATTAATATGAAAACATACTCCACCCCCACACCGATCAAATTCGAGCAACAAACACTCGAATGGTTAAAGGCACATGCAGACGATACAAAGTCCGATGTTAGCAAGATTTGCCGTAAAGCAGTTAGTAATTACAGGGCGCAATTCGACCCCGCCTATTCAAAGGAATTAGAAGAAAAAAGGAGATGAGCCGGTACACAACAAACTACGACAATTATACAATCACATACGAAATCGAGGGTGATGTAGACGGAAACCATGCTGTACTAAGAAGCATTAAAAACGAAGCTGGCGGTGTAGTAAACCCGGTATTTTTCGATGCCGAAACATTGATTGATATGAAGTTTATATGTGAAAGTGAGTTTTCAGACTTACAATTTCACCATTACTTAAAAACAGGCGAAACACTTTAACACCCCCATTCCGGGGTTAAAAATAGGAGGGGGAAATATGATACAAGCGAATGAATTAAGGGTAGGGAATAAGTTTCTCGGTATAGCCGGGGTACAAACAGTGTTAGATATTTTCGGACAATACAGATAGAAACACTTTGGTATATAATTCTGATTTACACAAGGCGATGTACAGTCACCTGATAACTGTAGTAGAAAATAGAAACCAATATAAGCCATGTGAAATGGATGGCATTCCATTATCCCCTGAAATATTGGTAAATGCGGGGTTTGCTCCGCCCGTTTTGCGCCCTGAAACCAGCGACTGGTCTGATAGCTACGATTTAGACGGTGTTGATTTTAATGGTGTAACAGACATCCATTCTATCGATGGGTGGTATATCTGCCTATACGATGGTAAATGGTATCACTGTTATGAAAATGCAGGATATGATGAAGAGGCACACATATACACTATTGGTATCGGGTTTGAACACCTCCACCAACTACAAAACCTCTACCACGCCCTCACCGGCAAAGAATTAAACATTGAATTATGAACGATATAACCAAACAAGAGTGCCTATCGGTATATTTACCGCATACACTACAGATAAAGTCATTTGAGGATGACGGCAACGTTACCATATTGCAAGGTAAGCACATCGATAAATATTACATGCGTACTTTTGTTAGATTAAAGTACAAACCGATTTTAAGGCCGTTAACTGACCTACTTAAACTGGAAGTGCAATCTCAATTAGGAAGGCATATTAAATGGGGTGATATTTACAATGACTATTCAGGCGATAACCAGGCTTATCAGTTTTGGCCGTACTATATTGTTAATATACTTATCAAAAACAAGTTTGATGTCTTTAACATGATACCTGATAACGAGGCTATTGACCTTAATTCGCTTTAACCATCCACGACACACCAATAATTAAAATAGGGGAATGAAAAAGAAAGAAGATATACAGGCGTTTATTAACGACCTTAATAAATTAGTTTCCGATGCAAAGTCAAACGGACTCCCACCATCGTTATATGGAAAACAATTAGCGCAGATTGAAGTTTTGCAATGGGTATTAGCCCCTACTTCTTAATCGTTAAATCGCCTACCGCCGTATTATTAAAGTCAATCGTTAACGTATCGGCAACGCTATCGTAAACGGGTTGGATGTCCCAACGGTATTTGTATACGCCGGTGCTTATAGTTTCCCTTATTATCAATGTAGGTATAGGCATAACATAAGAATAAGTAGCCCCGAATGTCGAAATAACAATTGGGGTATAAAGTGTTTGTGATAGCTGCAATACTACTTCCCCGGCCTTTAATTTCAAGTCGCTATCCTGTATCCCATCTTTAAAATAAAAGACATTATTAATCCCACCGGTAATAACACCAAAAGCAAGTGTACCACCAGTATTAATAACAATATCGAATTGACCTACACGTTTTGCAGGTGTATCAAACCACGCTAATGCTTCTGCTATATTTAAAAATTGCCGCTGTATACCACTTGTCGGGTCAGCATAATAAGTCCTAAACCCATCAGGCTTGCCGGTTACTGCAAGACTCTTGTTCGATGTTAACCCTAATGATGGTTGATAACTCATTATTTAAGTAATAAATCAGATGAAAAACTATCGAATTGAAACGGTATACGGCTCATGTTATATTGCAGCCCATTGGATGTAAAAACATTGTACATAACCGAATCATTTATAAATATACCCAAGTTATTACCTGTGTTTTGCCAACTTGTCCAAACGTTATCCGAAGTTGGTTTTGCCATGTAAATATACATGTTTTGCGCTGAATTTGTAAATCCTAAGGTTTGTGGTGTTAAATTAGTAGGCGATATATTGCCGAACTGAAATGTTGGGGTTGCGCCCCCAACCACGGCGGCATACTGGTCGGTATTTGAATACCCCCATTGTATATGGCTTGTAAATGCGGATTGCGGGTTAACGGTAACGGTTTCTATATAATTATCAATATGGCTGTCTGAATATGTCATGGCTAAACCAAATTGATATACACCAAGTACCAATCCAGAGTAAGCCCCGGTTGATGTGTTTAAAATAGGCACATTTGGGCCGGATATATAACTCCATGCATGTGATACCAAAGCAATACCCCCTGGTGCAATAGTATATGACAACGTACCTGAATTAACCGGTAGAGTTAACGTTTGATTTGTGATTATTACTGTGCCGTATGTGGGTATGAAATTAGTTGTGTCAACGATAATATATCGGGGCAGTGAATCTTCAGCAAATGGGCTATTCAAGGTGTACTGACAATCAGTAGTAGTTGAAACCAACATCCCCTTTGATTGATTAGCGGCGTCAGCGTTCCAAAGAGAAACTACCTGTGCTTTGTTGGCGGCACTCCCTAAGTAGGAGTTATTAATGTTGTATACACCAACTGGGAATAAAGACCCCATCCCATTAATACAATATTGCGGCTTATTACCGTATTGATCTGCTAAGAAAAGATTTGATACTATCGGGTTGCGCTGAACTAATAGCGGGCCGTCAAGTGTTAACCCAACTGTAATTTCAGATATATTGTCAAATGGAGATGTGATATTAGCAGTATTAATAATACATTCTCCCGACATTTCAATACCCTGATTCTCATAATCAGAAAATGTAAAGGCGACTTTTGCCCTATTCATTATTGCATCTATAAAAAACATAGACGCTGTATATTGTTCAAAAGAATGGAGCCCGCTATGTTGTATTGTAGCACCCCTTGCAGACGTTACATACCCATGCCAGTTGCCGCTTCCTTTAGTTGTAGTTTCTAATGAATCAACACTTATGTTTATCTGGCAATCTTTTGCATATTTTACCGGCGAAAGTACACCACTTACATCAACATATAATATTAAGTCTTTCCCTTTAATCATTTATTCAAAAGTAACTTTTTTTTAGATAGCACGTGCGTTATTTTTATACTTTGAAATATATTTATACGTTTTATTAAAATCAGAATTGTCTATTTCAACAGCAACAACTGTATTGATACTTTCTTTGTACTGTTTTGTAAGCGATAGCAGCATGAACTTTTTATTATTATATGCCGAAATTGAATAAATGTCGAAATAGTTTATCGTATCGCTATGAATATCCCCCTCCCAAATTACCATCGGGCGCTGGTAATTCCTTGCTATTGATTCAAAAATAATCTTTGGTAGTCTATCCCCTGATATATTCCCCAATGAATAACTCCACATATTTAAAACATTTTGAGCATCGGCGTAATTTGTACCATAAAGCACATTGCCAGATAGATATTTATTTTGAGTATAGGTATATAAATCAGCGTCAATATCTTTTGTTTGTGATTTTGCAAATGTTTGAAGGTTTGTAAACCTATGGGTTTCAGATATTTGAAGAACGCTATCATCAACCGCATCGGATAATGTAATTTGCAGGTTGTCAATATAAACCTGTTCGGATGAAATTCCTGAATTGTTTACTATTACTCCATTTGATTGCTTTTGTACAGCCCCGCAAATTCTTAAAAACAACCTGCCTGTACCTGGTAACCCGTTCGTTTCAAATGAAACAGTAGAATAAATATTTAAATTATATTCATTAAAAAAAGCAGATACATAGGGTGTTGTCAATATGCTTCCGACTCCATATTTAATCGAATTTGGAAACGGCTTTTCTGGGTTTGAATCCCATTTACCGAGCATATCCGCATTATTATCGCCCGTATTAAACCAATATTGTGTATTATTTGCATCATAAAACATCAAAGCAAACACCGGTATCATCATAAATGACGCTCCACCGCCTCCGGCTATAATTGGTCTAAACATAAAAGATACGCTTACTTTTTTATTTACTTGGTCGATTAAATAACCTCCATTATTCTGATCAACGAATATCATCCCAAAAGCATTGGTATCAGCCGGGTTAATTCCTGTATTTCCGATTTCGAATACCCAGTCTCCATCGTATGATTTTGTTGGGTCTTTATGCATACCTGCTTGTGGCCCTCCATATCCCCCATTTTTCCACCCTACAGGTAGTTGCCCCTCAATGTTTCCATATTCAAATGATGGGTCTTTATTGAGCAATGATATAGCGTTAAAGGCAACATTGCCATTAAGAATTGATATTGCTTTATCGAATCTTAAATTTTGCGGTGGGTTAACAGGTTCATTACCTAATCCTAATCCAATACCCTGAACGCTTGGAGTTAATGAGTCTAAGACAGCCGTTGCAAAAGACTGGTCAAAATGTATGCTATATGACGCTGTGTTATATGTTAAATCGGCAGTAGAAACCATCAAAAACGAGCCATTATGTTGAAATAAACGAAGCCCAAACCCGTTCATTGTTTTTTCAAGTACCGTATAACAATCATCCGGTATGCCGTTGGTATCATAAAAAGCATCCCCCCAAACAAGCGTTTTATTCCATTGATCGACAATGTCAGCTGCGAGCGAAATGTTTAAACTGCTTATAAGGTGGGTATTTCCAATATTGTATCCCAAATTATTAAAGCAGAACTCCCAAACTTTAATAACCGGATAAAGACCGTATATTTTTGAGTTGTTCAAATCGTAAAAATCGATCCCTTTTAAAGATGCTATTCCATCTGTAAAAACCATTGTAAAAGTATATGGGAAATCCTGGTATTGGTCTGTCATTTCATCCGGGAGTAACCATCCCTGAAAATCTAAACTACCATCTTCGTATACCTCAATCCTCCACCTTCGCTCATCTGAAAAAATAAACTCATTCGGGTCAAAAGTTCCATCTGCAACAACAATGGCCGTAACAGTACATCCTATTATTGGTGAAAACTTATACTCGTTATCATCCTGGTATTTTTTTTCTAATGGGTTGCTGCCCGCTATAGTAAGTTGAACGGGACTTAAAAACTGATTTTGAGTGTCAAATAACTTAACCACAATTGGAAGTTCCGTTTTTTCAGTAGTAAATTCCATCCGGTATTTTTCACCAGATATTGCCACTTGGTATGGAAATACAGTAGTTATTTGGTTTATATTACATCCACCATCATCTTTTGCATATACGGTATAACTCGCCGGTATAAGTCCAGTAAAGGTTCCAGATGATTGAAAGTTAATGTTGTCAATAGAATATAGTAACCCGGTTTTGCTTGTGGTAGCGACCGCAACTATAGTCCCATCGCTGTTAAATGGCGTCGTGCATCTTGTCGGGGTAACACTTGTAAACGCAAGGTCGCAAGATGGAGAAAACCCGCAAATTGTTGAATTTGGTGTTTCGCTATCTATTTGTGCAAAGGGGGCAGTAGTCAACGACGAAATTATAACCAGTGTAGTTCCGTTACACAAGTTGCTTATTACAGTACCGTCAGTAAATCCACGCTCCCCAACCGTAACAGATGATACCTGTCCCGTTATTGGCGGTAAGCCCGACGGTTTATAATCAACGAATATATTATCGGCAACCGTATCATATTGAGTTGTGTATTGATCCCCGTTTGTGGTAAAAAAAACATCTATTGTTAATATCATGTTCGCCTTGAATTAGATGCCTGTGTACGTTTGTTTGAAATTAATATATCGTTTCCGCTTAACTTACCAGTTACAGTAATGTTGTGCGCTCCACCACCGCTATTACCAATAAAGTCTTTTAGTTTACTTAATGGCGCAATAACTTCGTTTTCACCACCTTCGCCAACCATAGCAAGGTGCGGTTTTAATGTTATACCACCGTCGGCATGTCCCGGTATTGAAAACCCGGTAAACTGTTTTAGGGCGCCACTGCCACCAGCAGAACCCAAAAATAAAGACGAGAAACTACCAAAGCCTAAAGCATCCATTATCAAAGCAAATACTGCGGCTTCGGCGACCGCTTCGGCCAATTTTATAAGCAATTGCTCTATCCCTGTAATTATAGAACCAAAAACATTGCCCCCTTGTTGCCCTATTGAATTAAATATATCAGACAACAGTTGCGCCCCATCAGATGCAGCCTTTGTTCCGTTAGCCACCTCTTTATCGTATGTATCTTGGTCATTGGTTGCCCGAACAATCGCCTGATGAATCCGATCCATATTTTTCAACGTTTTGTCGGTTCCCACTAATGACGTAGCTTGCAAATCAACATTATTCAGTTTTTTATCAGAATTGTTTTTTGCATCAGACATTAGTTGCTTATCTGCCTGTTCCTGGTATTTCTTTAATGCTTTTTTTACATCATCTGGGTTATATGAAAAATCAACCCCCCCAACTGGTAGTAGAAGTTTAAGAGATGTATCCTTTGTAGAATCCGGTTTAACACCCTTCCCATCTTCGCCAGCCGTTTTGAATCCGGCTTTTGATTCTTCATCTGTGGCTGTTTTTGATAGTGCTAAATTTTGTTCTTTTAGTTTTAATTGGTCGGTTAAAAGGCTATTTCGAGTTTCTATGAGGTCATTTAATTGTTTGTTTAAAAAACTATCACTAATAGCCAAGCCGCCAGCGCCCTGTCCTGCTCCAGATGTTGCATTTTTAGATATTTCATCATTGGTTTTTTGATCTAGGGCTAGCTTAGCTCTAACATCGGCTATTTGTTTTTCGGCATCGAGTATTTTTTGATTATCCTCTAACGATCTATTTGTATTTGATGTTATTTTATCCTCATAAGCCTTTGCCATTGCAGCAGCTAATATAGCATCGGCCAATTTATTATAGCCGGTAGTGTTTTCTCCTAATAGTGTTTTTTCTCTATCGGCATTTGTGAAATATTTAGGATATTTGCTTTCTAATTCAGTATAGGCTGCGTTTCTGTCCTTTAAGGCTAATGTATGATTTTGCGTTGCTGCATAAAGTATTTGCAACCTGGTTACTTCCCCATCTCCCGCCTGTTGCCCCGCCAATGTAGCCTGTCTAACTGCACTCAATGTCGATGCGTAATCAACTGCTGCATCCCCAGCCTCTTTACTGCCTTTGCTGAATTTACTAAACAACTCAACCGCAACGGTAATACCAAGTATAATACCGCCCGGGCCCCATAACGATGAACCTAAAGCACCTAAAGCACCTTTAAAAGACCCGGTTTCATTAACTAAACTATTGATGTGATGCCCCATAGCCAATAATGACCGTTCGGCCGCTTGCCCACCTAAGGTAAAGGCCATTACCCCATCCCTTGCAGCGCTTATACCAGAACGCATCTGCATAAACTTCATAGATGATGAAGCGGCAGCTCCACCGGCTGCTGTAGATGCCTGTGCAACCTGTGCAAGTGATTTGGTGGCATCGTCAGAGAACGCTTGCGTTGCCTGTGCGCTTTGCTTCATCCCGGCCTCGTATGCCGATACGTCAGCCCCAACGGTTACTTTTAAATCAGCCATTTTGGTATTGTTTTATTTGATTCATTCGGTTGATAGCCTCAATGCGTTTTTCCTCTATCTCTTCTTTGGTATATGGTGTTTGCTCGTGTGCTTCTACCTTATCGCCCATAACGGGGTAAAATTGCTCGATAGACATACGCCCATCCTTAGATGAACCCATGACATAAACGGTATAAGCCATTAGCCTTGCCCGTTTCCACTCTTCTTTATTTTTAATGAGGTGACTTGCTACGATACATGAGTAATCGTAAAATGTGAGAGATAAAAAAACATTTGGCAGTAATCCTATTTCGCCAACAGCATATTCATAGAACTTATTCCACGTTATTGCTTCTTCGTTTTTTTTTTATCGTCGGGCAATTGGTTGCCTTCTGTAATTTTAGCTAAAATATCACTTATGCCGGTAACTTTTTTAAATGACTCCCAGCATTGTAAAACCTGTGTATCTTCTGCAGTTGCCATCCATGTACATATTTCTGGATACGTAAAATCAAACTTACGATTGCCTTGTGATAATTGGTATCCGGCCAATCCTGAATATACAACCATTGACAGGGCAATCGTAACATTTTCTTTGGCTATAGCCATTATTTCACCAATAGCCCGCATGGCATCAACATCTGTAAGTTTAGCTAATTCAGGGTATGCGTACAGGTTAAACCACCATGTACGGCTTATGCCATTACCGAAGTCAAGTTGTATAGTGTCTAACATGTGTTAGCTTACAGGGAATGCAACAATAGGGCCAGCTTGCGTTAATTCGTAATCGTAGGTAACAACACCGTCAAAAGCTGCTGTTTCCTTAACCGATGTAAAGAAAAAGTCACCGCCATAATAACGGGCTAAATTTCCGTGACCGGCTTTATATACTGCATATACTTTTTGTTGCGCAAAAATAGAACTTAGCATGTGTGACGTTGAAAATTCAGGTGCCCCGCCGCTTGCAACAACATCGTAAACGGTAAAGCCATTTCCGGTTATCTTCGTCATGGTCATAACAACCTGATTTTCACTTTGTAGAAAACCATTTGCGTCAATGCTACATTTAGAGGTGGTGTCTACGGTTTTTGTAGTCACCTCAAAAGTACATGTCTTATCACATCCTATGGGTAATGTACCGATATAAACCTGTAAATCACTGCCTTTAATTTTGTCTGCCATTGCTTTAATTTTTGATAAATATAATCATTTTTTGTGATATGCAAATGTAAATAAAAAAAGCGGCTCAATCTCTCGACTGTACCGCTCCGCTTTCACTTTTTAATCAACTTTGGGAAGTTATATTTTAACAATTATGTGCCATTAATTAAACATCGGCTTCAATGCTTTCTAAGGCGGCAATAGTTTCATCAGAATACCCCGAAACCCACGGCTTAGGAATAAATAAACATAAAATCCGGGTGTTAGACCGGCGTATTTGAATGTCAGCCCATCCCAACATATTCGATATGCTTAATATATCACCATTCGCTAAGCTATTTACCTGCAACTTAATTACACCGCCGTCACAACATGATACCGCCGTGTCGCCAAAATTTTGAACAAGTGAGTTAATAATGTTTACGGAGTTTGGGTTTTCCCTTGCAATTTCTTTTGCATTTACATTTTCTTGCATATACATTTAGTTTAATCGAGCAACATCGCTCAATACAAACGTAACTAAAGAAAGTGATATTAAATTACGGGAAACCTTAATAAACCCCACTAATCTGATGCCCGTATCTCACAATTTTGCGTATGATAGTTTGTGTTTTAGTATCTAAAGTCATATCTGTTGATGATAGCATTTGTGTGTTGTATACGGTAAACCCGGCATCAATTAGTATTTGGTCTTGTTGCAAGTCGATAACGTTGCTTATCGACTCTTCAATATCATCAACCATAGCCGTATCGGCATATCCCTGCGTAAATGTAGCTACAATATCTAACACAATGGTGCAGTTCCAGTCATGTCCGCATTTCGATGTATTTTCCTGTGATTTTGTTTGACTTGTTATTAGGATATACGATTTCGGGATAGGATCAATATTTTTAGGCACTTCTTTATCATATATTGGCGTACCCAGTATGTACCCTAAATAGGCTTTACGTATATATTTGTCGGGGTTTATCATAGCGTTAATTTAGTAAAAGCATCTTGTAGTGCAGGTAATAAATCAGGGGATTTTGTTACAAAAGCCGGATATAAATATGGCTGTGGCTTCAATCCGTTTTTTAGAATGCTACGTGCTATGGCGTAAGCCGCTTGCTCATCTATATTGGCATTGCTGGCCCTGTTTCCGACCCTGCGGTGTGTTGCTATGGAATATGAACTTCCATAGCCGCCCCCATGCCTACGCACCCATTCGGTCAATGCCAATATAAAATCCTGAAAACTACCGCCACCAGCACCCTGAAATTCGCTGGCAATATCTGCCATTTCTGCGGGTATATCAACCTTGCCACCTGTGCCAAACTCCTGGTACGCACTTTCGGGCGCTGTTGCTGCTATGGCGAATAATGTCGGTGCAAGTTGTTCTTTAATGATACCCTGTCTTATACCTCCTAAATCGGCAGGGGCGCTTTGTTTTGCCTCTAAAACTATATTGTCGGCATTGGCAGAAACCACAGAGGCGGCAACACGTTCGGCATTATCCCCCAACGACTTGAAACCTGCAATAGTTTCATTAACACCCGTTATACTAAATGTATTACCCACGTTTTACGCCAACTATATATAAATATCGTTTATCCTGATATACCTTATCATCTGCAACTTCAAACCCTGTTTTTGTGCCGGGCCAATAGGGTGAAATGGCATGTATTGTATATGCAGTATCCGGTGCGCTTTCATCAATAAACAGCATAGACTTACTTGGCTGAAACGACTCCCTATATCGTATCTTCAATATCCGATCCTGGTTTAATACACTCGCACCTGCTTCTATCGCCCATTGGTTATATTGCCTTACTGGCTCTAAACTACCCCATGTCGTTAGTATATCGGTTTCAATTGGCGCGGCTCCCCCAAATTCGTTTTGAGTGCTTGACACCTGAATGAACTTTATACGCTTGTTAAATACTCCTGGATTCATTAGTTAAGTATTAAACGTTTGTAAGGGTCAATTAAATTTGCGATATTATCGGGTACATCAATTTTAGTTAAGCCACGTTGCTCATACCAAAAAGTAATTAACTCACGTAATGCTATCATAAAATCTTCGGGTATTTGCGATACATCGGTGTACCCTACATCCATATTTATATAATAGGTAGGTAAACTCGCTGACCATGTGTTTATAAATTGGCCTGGCTGGCAATGGAATTGCAAACACAAACGTATCGGGTATTGTTGCTGCCTAAAAACCGGAGTACCGCCCGACAAATCAGTAACTACCATGTTATTTATAGGGAACTGGAACAATTCCGTATCAAACGATGTGGTTTCTAATTCAGACCTATTCCAAAGCCGGTATTGAGTTTGTTTCTCAATGTATGATACACTTGACTTTATCAGCCCCGTAATTATATCATCGTCATCGTCAAAATCAACCTTTAAAAAGTCTTTTGCCTGTTGTAGCGTTATGATGTCTAAGGGTGTCATTTAACAATATTTAATAACCATTCATTAACTTGTTCAAGTTCAATTATCGACTGCTGGTAAAGTTCATTCGCCCGTCCTGTTACATCCGGCTTTTTACCCTCAATAGCTTTCACGTATAAAGGTACATTATTATCTTTAATATAAATACCTGCATCGCCTAAATTTTCTCGCAATCCGGGCAGGTCGCTACAAATTACAGGTATACCATAAGAAATAGCCTCTAAAGCCGCCTGTGAATAGCTTTCTATGGTTGATGGCACAATGCATGTACCCGTTTGCTTCCACACCGCATCCATTTCCGTCCCATTTGGCAGGTAGGTTATGTTTGGCAGGTCTGCGGTAACTTGTTCGCCGTATCCCCCTAATACGCCTATAAATCGCCTATGCGGAAATATCTTTGCTAATTCAACAAGTACACCCCCGCCTTTATTTTCATTGCAATTAACCAATGTTACCGCTGCGCCACGTGGCTTAGGCTGCGGTTTAACAAATGGGTGTAAAACTATGCCCGGTATATTGCCATACTCGTGCGCCGTTTCCTTTCGGGTATTTTCGGCATTGTAAATGATATAAGGCCGTTTGCTCCATCTAATGAAATATGAAGTGTATGGGTTGTGCGCTATAAAAACGTATGGCTTATTATATTGTCCTGACTTGTTGTGAGCGTAACTATCGCCCATCAATTGCCCAATTACAATATCGCACCATTCAAAATGATGGTTGTTTCCTGTCCATAAAGTTGACATGTCGCCCATGTACTCACACTCAAACCCATCATAGGTATAACTTTCTTCGTGCCGCGTTAGGCACTTGATGCTATGCCCACAATCTCGCAGATAGCACAATAATCGATATAAATATATTTCGCCCCCCGCTGTCATGTCTTTACCCAGCCAATTGTAGGTGCAACATAGGATGTTCATTAATGAAATATAAATTTATTGCTTTCCCAAAGATATTCGGTATACTCATACCCGGCCTCCCCCCAAATACCACGCCTATAAACATGTATCGGCACCTTTATATCGGATAATTCCAGTAAATACATAATAGATGAGTTTGCCACATGTACCTCGCTTGCCAATTCAATAACACCCGTCCAGTCAATAAGTGTATATCCTGATATATTTGTCATTTCAATAACTGGAATGTCATATTTTAAATCAGGGGTAACGAATAGTTTCGCTTCATGCCCAAAGGTGCGGTTAACCAAAGTAAACTTTGATGGTAGGTTCAGGTGTTTTATCAGTGCCAATTCAGATACCTTGTCCCGCTTCCAGTTTAACTCCCGCCACATACGATAGTCATGTCCAAACAACTCATATTTGCTACGCATACAGTCTTTTAAAGATCGGCTCATATTTTCACTTGCGTAACGGTATGGCAACATTGCTCCGTATTCCGTACCGATAACAGAACGGCTATCATAAGGCAATTTGGGGTATTCATCTTTGCGCACAAAATTTACATCGGGAAAGTGTTTAGCTATGTCAAAATATTGGCTGTCAATAGGCCATAAGACTGAATTGCCCTCCCTGACTAAAGCCCTGTACATTGGCACAAGGAATAATATATCACCAAGTGATAGGAATTGGTTGAATACATATTTATTTTGTTTTATTGGTTTACGTTCGGTGTAATTACCATGCACCCCAAACTGGTCTGTAACCACCTCGCCATGCCTCATATACCCCTCAAAGCTAAAACGCTCCGCAACTTCATAAGGTGCGAATTTAATACCGTACTTGCTTTCTAAATACGGGCGATATGTCCGGCAAATATGATGATCTTCGGGATGTAGCTGTGTAATGTTCGGATCTGTTGCCAATATATCCATCAATCGTTTTGACCGTAAGCAAAAACCACCGTTGCCAACGTTCATTCCGTCCTGATACCACCACGGCGCACCGATATAGTCGTATTGTAACCAATCGTTATCCCAGGCGCGCCAGTTATTTACAAAGCCGTCATGTTGAAATATTAGGGCGTGTGAGGTGTGAATATGTTGCGCCATTTCACGGATGCAAAACTCGCTGTATTGTTCCTTGCTTGTTATTGGCGGGTGTAGTGTAACGACATCGCCAAACTTTATCATGCTGGTGCATTTTAGTTTAGCTAACTCCAAACGCTGTGGGTTGCTATCCACGCCTATCAATGTTACACCGGGTAATTCAAGTAGGTGAAAATCTTCTGCGGTGTCGGGTAATTCGGTATGCCCCATTGATGATGAGAAGCCGATGTGTTGAATGACGGATTGTTTGAGACAGTAGGCACCACCAGCTAATATACAGGCGTTGTGGTCGAAGTTACCGGGCATGTTTAGTGCCCTTTTCATGAAGTGGATATAAGTAAGTTTATCTATGCAAAAATTTATTCCCCCTACCGATTGTTTAAGTAAAAAACCATGTTTGTTATTACCAATTTTTTTAAACCCGGAATCATCTATTATTTTGTGCCTATCAGTTCCGTTTTCGTTTTTAGTGGTGCAATGAAAACCAGTTAGTAAAGTGCCTGGCAAATATGACTCCACCAACCTACTCACAAAATCAGGCTTAACAACGGCATCGCCGTCAAGGTTGATTACGATGTCGTTGTTTTGGAATAGGTATTCGTAACCTAAAAGTAAGCTGTTTTTTATGCCTTTCGATACTGGTTTCTGAACAAGGTTTTTATGGCTGTCCTTAAAGTTTAGCGACTGGATAAGAGATTTTGTTTTGAAGTCTGTACTGCCATCATCAACTATCATCAACTCGTTTATTTGTGACAAATCAGCATCTTGTACCGAACGTAAACATTCGGCTAATTCTTTGGGACGATCTTTGCAGCAGATTAGCAAGCCTACTTTCATACTTTTTTCCTTGCATAAGCAATAAATGAACAATTAATATCGGTTCCGCTCACAAACGAAATATCCCACATATCTGACATGTCGGCAAAATATTGCTTAAATATTTCAGGTGTGAAATAGTTTACATGTTTTCGGTTATGCCACGGCCTCCAATAGTTTTGAGCGTTGCAATCTGGTAGATAAAGGAATAATGTACCGCCCCGCTTTATGTTGGCATGCCAATATTCAAGCACGGCAACAAAATCATTTAAATGCTCTAAGAGATGGCTGCTAAACAGATAGTCCCATTTCCCATCTATATTATAAGGAGATTTTGGAAGTTTCATTGCATCATACCCGGAAAACTCTGGAATATCTAATGCGGGGTCTACTAAAAAAGATGCATGTGGATATGCCCACTCAGGTCGGTTACAGCCTATATCTATTCCATTGCCATACAGTACGTTTAATGCGGCAGGAATAGCAAATTGTGACGCTTGCCCATCAGCTTGAAATCCTGGATATTTTTGACCCTTAAATTCAATTGTCCTAATTGGCATTTATCCCCCTATCTGCAACTACCAATTGCATTTCAAAACTCTTTTTAGCTGCCTCGATTTGCTGAATACACGATTCTAATGCCTTATCCAAATCCCAATGAATAGACAAAGCGACTATAGGATATGGCGGAAAACATTCAACACGAATAATGGTATCACGCTCTATCATCTGGCTAATAACATCGCCTGTAATCTCTTTATATTCCCCTGTTTTATCGGTAGATATGGCTTGTTCAGCCGTTTCACCAAATCGCTTATGGTCGTCTATTTGGATTGATAGCTTGCCTGGGCAAAGCAAGCGTAGGTATTCGATTTTCTTTTTCATAATTCAGGTGTTTGTTTAAACAGTATTAATAAGAATAGGCCAATACAAAATATAGCCAAAACAATTGAGGTCATTTGATGTATTGTTGAAGTAAATGTGTAATAACCTTAGTCATGTTCCACCCGGCATTGATAGCTTTTATCTTTGCTTTTTTCAGTAGTTCACTTTCTATCTGAAATTCAATCCTTGTTTTTGCCATGTATCAAATAACGTAAATACGTATGATATATGCAAATAAAAAACCGGAAACTTTCGTCCCCGGCTCTAAACTAAACACTTAACAACCTTATCTTTTTACGAAGCGTTACCGTTAAGAGTAAACTTAACAAACGTTTCAGGATAATAATTAGCTAATGCGATACGCTCTTCAACCAATACGGTAGTAACGTTCTTAACGAAGTTATCTACGTTCTCGGTGCTAAAACGCAATGTCATACCCATTTTTTGGAAGATACGGCAACCTTGTGCAAAGTCACCTACCAATCCTTCGCCAGGGTCGAATACTGTATGCTCAATAACCGGGATATTGCCAATCATCAACATGCCATTGGCATCATTGAAGCGGATAGGGTATGTATAAAGCTGAACATCGCCTGTTGATTTGTTGATCCAAATACCAAGATAATCTTCCGGTGATACCCAAGCAGCGGTAACACGGCGTTTTAACCTACGTACATAAGTTGCAGCGGCGGCAATTTTATCAATATCGTTCGATGATGTTAACACCCCGGCATAAGGGAATGTTAAAGCAGTTGCACTCGCATATAAACCGGCTAAGTTACCTGTAGTACCATCGCCTTTAAATATCTGCGTATCTTCGGCATCGTACAAAGCAGCTGGCAACTCATCGGCTAAGAATGAACTTGCGCCATCAATATCCTCTAAGAACTCATCGGCAACGTTAATCCAGCCAGCAATTTTAACTACAGGTGCATCAACTACGATTTCGTTGTAATCGATTTGGTTTTTCAGGCTATTGATTAAAGCAATACCGATAGTACCATCCTTTTTAGTGAACTTCACGTAGCGGATTAAGTTGCTATTGGTCGGGCTAACCGGTATAAAGTTGCGGGCGTGCATCAATTCGTGTGCAGGGCCAACGATAGGTGAGAACATCGGCGCAACGGCATTCGTTACAACACCCATATTACCAGCTACCTTAATGTCCATTTGCAAACCGGCGTTTTTGTTGCCTAAGAACTTTTTAACCTGCTCCCCGTTGGCGTTAACACCTTCCATAATTTCGTCTTTAAACGATTTTTTGCGGGTGTTGCCTTCTTCCAGTTTGATGCGGCTCATTTCGGTCAAACTCGACTTCAATTCGGTAATTGCCTCATCACGGGTTTTTAATTCGTTGGTAAGTTGCTCACCTAATTCTGCCAGTGACTTTTTAAGGATGGCAGACTCTTTGCGTTCGCCCTCAACCTCGTCCTGTAATTTCTTTTGAAGGTCGGCTAATGATTTTTGTTGAGCATCACTCATGGATTTAAAGGCAGCGTTTAATGCCTCTTTACCTTTTTTTACCTCTTCGGTATCGGTATCAAGTACCTTGTATAAAATGTCCATCTTTAATAAAATAAAAAGTTTTCTGATTTTGTGATTTCAATCCCGGCGAAACCTGCTAAAAAAGACTTCGGCTCGTTAACTGGCGGAGTGGACTTATCCGGCTCGTTATCAACAAGTGATTTTTTACCTAATTCGTATAATTGCGTACCGTATTGTTTAATTCCTATTTCAAGTAAGGCAAATGTTTCATCCGTTAACGTACCATTACGTAACAACTTCATCATTATGCTAACCTGGTCGTTGATTTGTGCGGGTGTTAATGACTTGAAGCCAGTAAATGGCGTTTGGTCGTTTGCGCCTAATGTAACACAACTACCCTCATATAACTTTATTTCGGTTATATCTCGGTATGTATCCCATGACTGTGTCGCACCGTCTTTAACAACGTTACTCCACTTCATGGTTTGATAGCCAATAGAGTTTTGTATAACCAAACCACTACCCATCAACTCCAAAGCATCCTTTCCGAAGGACGTTTTTTGATTGACGGGTGTTTCGTGATATAGTCCGTCTTGACGTTCCTGTAATAAGGTCGGCTTGCCTAATGGCTGATTCCAGTTGTGTTGATTAAGGAAAAATATTTCATTGCTGCCCATCGGGCCACGTTCGGCAATTGTTTTTGTGAACGCTCCTTTTCTGATAATATCATCATCGCTGTCAAGATTATCAAACGCTGACCATATTCCGGTAACGATACCGTTCTTTGTATCTACATCCGTAACCGATCCGGTTAGTGCCTTGAACTCCATTAAAGAAACTTGTTGATGCTTCATTGAGTGTAAAAATATAACAAACCTTATGTTTATTTTGTATAGCTATTGTTTATCATATTCTAATTGCATATATTAGCATCCAATATGAGTGAAAAAATTAGCGTTGTGCTACCAAATGGCACTATAGATAAAGTAAAAGCTGCCGCTATATTGCAGGATGATACACAATCAGCCCTACTTAGGAAGTTTATCCTTAATGGGTTAAGGGCTATCAGTAAAGATAAAATGCAGACAAAATGAGCAAACAAGAAACACCCCCACCAAAAGGTAAAAAAGAGGTTAAGGATAAGGAGGTTAAGAAATGAGAAAGCCTAAAATAACAATTTATTTTTGGGATAATCGATCTACATTCAACTGTGATTTTGCTAATGCTATTTATGGTGAAAGGCTAAGGAACATAGCACATATATTTGAAGTTTTAAAAATATATTATTTATGCCAAAAAGATAAAGATGGAAATTATATGCAATTAGATATTAGTAAACCTACATTTGATTCAAAATGAGTAAACTCCCCCAATCAATAATAGATAAATTCGCCTTAGTTGAAACAGAATATGTAAATACTGATGCTTTTATTCAGGATGTTACCACTTATGTAAATAGAGATGGTATTCTATTCTCATTCTATAATGTTTTTGACAGGCTAAACAAACCGGGTAGAATATCGCTTATCAATCCGATTGATAAAAAGTATCTTGATATAGAGATTGATTATTTGGAAGTGTGTAATGTGGGTTTGGTTTTAAAACGTGTGAGATAGTACAGCACACATAGGCAGTACAGGGCGTTCAGAGAAAAATCCCATCCGTGCAACTCGGGTAATATGTGGATGTCAGACGTGACTTCGAGCTGTACTATCTCATCTTTAACACAGGCATCCCTCTAAAATCCATTAACGGTACAATCCCTAAAACGCATCGACATTGAATAACCTCCCTTGCACTACCTGCCGGATCGCCAGGGTATAACATTTCACTATCACCTACGGCAAACGTTTCATCCATGCCAATAGGCGCACTCCCGTCCATTGCTGCATGGTCTGGCCGAGTGTTCATATCCATTACTGGTATCCAGACTTTACCAGTTTCGTAATCACTACTTTCAGCACCTAATGTTGCTCCATAATTTGCTGCTGTTGTGCTTTCAGTACGTGCGATCATTAACGCTCTATTGCGGTTAAAATCAGGGCTATCTAATTCTTTTTGCAATAAGGTTGCTGTTTCAGCTTTTGATAGGTTTTGTTCATTCGCCTTATCTAAGGCATTCATTATTCGTTCACGTGTTGTTTCAGTAACACGCGTTACCCGTTGCGATGAATGTTCGGTATAGAATAATGACATTAAATGTTTCCATGCCGAACTAAAAAATCCTATCCCATCCGATTTTACCATACCGTTAATATGCTGATAAGTCCATCCTGCATGCTTCGTGCCAATAGATACATAACAATTATAATAAGCTTTTTCTATATGGTCTGGACGAATAAGCAATTTAAGATGTGTAGCTAATTGGTCTATGCCGCCGTTTCCGATAAAGTCAACAACAGGCTGTATCTGCTTATCTAATGCACGTTTAAAGTTTACGTATTGCCCACGTTCGTAGCTATGATGCGCACGTAGCCAATCACGGCGATATTGCGCACGATTAAAGCGTACTGTTTGCATTACCGGCTTGTGTGAAGTTTTCGGCGGTCATTGATAGGTCGGTAATAGGTACGTATGTAGACGGCACAAGCGGCGTATCCATCATTGGTTCTGTGCTACGTTGCAAACCTTGTTGCGCCCGTTTCTCATTTCCTGTCATCCACCAGCTTGTATTTAACCAACCAGCAGTAGCGACTTGGTCTTGTTGCATTTCAGGCAGTGCGCTGTAATCGAACATTAAAAATAACTTGCTACCTGATTTTTGATGTGGAACACATAAGTCCCTTGTTAACCTATCTTCAATAATACCACCCAATGGCATTACAGCATCGTAAACAACTTTTTTGGCTGCCCACCCCATGTTGTTATCAGTTGCCCCGGTTGACGAGTCTAGGGACTGTATTGGCAGGTGGAACGCCTTGCAAATGTCTTTAGTTGTCAATCCCAAACTCTCCACCAATTGTAAATCTGTTGACGGTAAGCCTATTTGCTGCCATGCGCCCTCTGCGCTTGCTACTATGATGCGTTTAGCCAGTTCGCTTGATGATTGTGCCTCGCCTAACTGCATCTTAATGTCTGCTTTTACTTTAGGGTTATCAATAGGCGGCGCACCTGATGATGTTTTAGGTGACCAGACTCCCATCGGGCCACCATTCTTAGCTTGCTTGTTTAGCTCATTTCGGCTATCCTTGCTGCGCTGCAATGTTTCGAGATATGCCCTTAATGGTGCTTGCCCGTAAAGCTGCGAACCATAGGTGGTATAGAATGGGTTAAAGTATTTCAAGTGTGAAACTGTATCGCCTTTAAAGTCATATTCCTGTGCCGAATATGCTCGGTTACTATATACACGGTAACCTAATACCGGCTGCATTACGCCACCACTAACTATTTGCATTACAACGGCTGGGAGGCTATACATTTCTGTGTATTTCTTTGTGCGTTCATAACCTGGCAATCCGTTATAATAGTTGTAGGTATT